TATAAGAAGGTCGTATATATATAATAAAAGTATTTTTGATGATGGTAATAGTGTCAAGGCTCGCTTCGCTCGCAGACGGCGAAGCCGTTCATAAAACCCTTCATAAAACCCTTCATAAAAACCCTTTATAAATCCTTATTCTTTTTTACATTTTATATTTTAGGATGGGGGGAGGGTGGTATTTTTAGGACACCCCCCCCATGTTTGTTTATTTTTTATTCCAAAACTTCTATAACTTATTAACAAACTTCCAGAAGAAATTATTATCTTTCTCTATACCAATATACTTTCTATTTAATTCTTTACAAACAAGACCACTATTACCACTACCGAATGTAGGGTCTAATACTACATCATCTTTATTACTATATCGCTCTATTAAGAACTTATAGAGGTCTTTTGGCTTTTCTGTTGGATGTGATGATTTTCTTAAAGTTTTATTAGGTGTTTGTATTACTGATAATATACATCTTTTAGAACCATCATTATTAGTTTCAGTTCTTTTAATATGTGGAATCATTCCAGCACCTTCATTCGTTGCTTTAAAATTATATGCTTTAAAATCTCCTTTAATATCAACTCTATTATACTTAGCACCAGCCTTACTAAAAACATAAATCATTTCATGCGACCTCATAGGCATCTTATTAGCTGATAAAAATGACACTCCACGACCTTTATCCCATACTAAATCATAACGAAACTCTTTCTCATTACTCTTTATTAATTCATATCCGTATTTAGTCGTAGTAAATAATAGAGTAGGTGTATGGTCGTTTTTTCTAATGCGTTTAATCTGTTTCCAGAACTCTTCTAAATCTATTTTGATGTCCCAAGAGCAACCAGCAATAACATCATTCGCATTATTATTTTTTCTCATTTGTTTTTCTTTTCCACCACCACCAGTTAAGCAACCAAAAGGCAAATCACAAATAATCAGATCTACAGACTTATCAGAAATATATTTCATTTTTTCTAAACAATCTCCTAAATATAATGTTGTCATGTTATTCTATTTTTACCAATCTATTATTATTCCAGTAAATTCTATTTTTTTAGTTGTTTCAATTTCTGTAAATATTACTTTTTCCTTTTCTATTTTTTTTGCTTGACATTTATGATAAGAATCTTTTTTCTGTTGATTTATTCTATCTCTATTTTTATTCCTATAATCCTCTGCATATTCTTTATCATATTTATAATAATATTTTTTATGATATTTATTATATTGTTCTTTGTGTTCTTCTTTGTATTTTTTCTGGTAAGCTAATCTTGCTTCTTTATTACGTTCATAATATGATAAATCAGACATTCCTATTTATCATATTTATATATTTGTCGTAAATCTTTCGTACTTCCTATTATATCGTTCTAGATAAGCAATATGCTTATATTGTCTTTTAATGAGTCGTAAAATATCTTTTAAAAATCGTTCTTTAACTATATTAGTATCAATATAATTCTCCCACATATTAATATTATTTAAACATATTGTAATGCCTTCTTCTATTTCCATTAACATTCTATTTATTTTTCAAAAAAAAAAGTAGGTTTTCACTTTTTTAAAAAAATAAATTAAAAATAAAATCCCGGCAGACAAAAAATCCGGAAAATTGAATCCCGGTAAAAAATATTTTCTGATTATTAATTAGAAATGGAACCTATTATCTGTAATCAGCAGTTTTCACGCAAAGGTCTTGCTTATTTATGGAATCATCGTGAATCTATTGATGCTACACAATTATCTATCATTAATAGTCTTTATAACAATCGTAAGAAAGGTTCTATGGATGGAGAACAATCTATAACTTATAAACTATCAATTAAAAAGGCTGGTAAATTAGGTTATGGACGATATTATGGTAATAAAGGTAGTTTAGAAACTCTTGAAAAAGAAGCAAGAGGTACATTATGTAAAGATTTCTATCACGATTTAGATATTGTAAATTGTCATCCAGTTCTTCTGGTTCAATTTGCTAAATCTAAATATAATAAAGATTTACCAGAATTAGAATATTATTGTGAAAATAGAGATATTATCTTAAAAAAAATTAGTGATAATAGAGATGATGCTAAAACTGAAATTATTAGAATTTTATACGGTGGTAAAAATAAACATGATATTACTTCTAAATTAAGTGAAGAGATTAAAACATTCTCTAAATTCTTATCAAAACAAAAAGAATATGAAGAATTATTAAAAGTTTGTAAAGAAGAAGATAATATTTATGGAACATTCTTATCCTTTGTATTACAAACAGAAGAAAGACATTGTATGTTAAGTATGAAAAAATATTTAGAAAGTATTAATATTTCTGTAGATGTTTTATGTTACGATGGTGTTATGATTAGAAAAAATGATAAATATATTATTGATAATGAATTTCTACAAAATATATCTAATGCTATTCTTAAAGATACTACTTATAAAGTTATTATTACAGAAAAAACATTCTCTTATTTTGAAATTCCAAATATTGATACTGAAGAAATAGTAAAAGGAGTTTCAAAGGAAGAATATACTAAAATGAAAGAAGAATTTGAATTAAATCATTTCTATTATATTCCTACTAATCAATATGCTGAAATTAGAGATGGTATTATGAATCTTTACGATTTACAACACGCTACAGAAATCTTTAATTCTGAATATATCTTTAAAATGAGTGATAAATTCGCTGACAATATTACCTTCTTTGATTTATGGAGAAAAGATATTACTAGAAAGAAAATTAGATATGTTAGTTATTCTGAAAAAGGCGATGATATATTTACTTTACCTCTTACATTTCAATATACTAAACAATCTCCAAATCTAAATCCTAAACATATTGAGTTATTTGAAAAATTATTATCTATTACTTGTAATAATAATACTATACTAAAAGAATATGTTAGAAATTATTACGCTCATATTCTTCAAAAACCTTTTGATCTACCTGGAGTTGGTTTGGTATATACTGGTGGTAAAGGTATTGGTAAAGATACTAAAGTTAATTTTATTATGAAATATATTTTAGGAGAAAAATATTCTCAAAATTATTCTAGTAATAAACAATTCTTTGGAGTTCATGATACTGGAAAACAAAATAAATTTCTTATCAAATTAGAAGAAGCGTCTAGAAAAGATTGTTTAGAAAATAGTGAAGAATTAAAAGCAATTATCACCGCTACTATATTAACTTATAATCCTAAAGGCTCTAAAGAATATAATCTTCCTAATTATGGTAGATTTATCTTTACTACTAATAAATCAAATCCTGTAGATATGAGTGATGAAGAAAGACGATTTGTTATTCTACCAGTTAGTTCTGAAATGAAAGGCAATACTCAATTCTGGAATACTATTTATAAAGAATTATATAACTTTGAAGCTGGTAGAAGTATCGCTGAATACTTATTATCTATTGATATTTCCAATTTTAATCCTAGAACTTTACCAGTTAATGAATATCAAGATGCAGTTATTGAGTCAGAAAAGACAGATATTGATTTCTTTATAGAACAATGGAATGGAGAAGAAATTAGTTCTAATGATTTATATAATAGTTATAAAGAATTCTGTATCACTACTAATCTACAATACTCTCCTAATAGTATATCATTTGGTAGAAAATTATTATCTTATATTAGAAGCGGTGTTTTATTGAAGAATAGAAAAGCAGATAATACCGCCTTTTATTCCAAAAAATAGGGGATTACAAATTATTATCCTAATTATCCTAATTCTTTTTTTTTATCCTAATTCTTTTTTTTTTATTATATTATTATTATATGATATAATAATATCATATAATATATATTTTATTTATAGAATTAGGATAATTAGGATAATTAGGATAATTTTAATATTGCTGTAGCAAAAAATAAAAAAAAAGGGGGGGTTTTTTTACCCCACTTTTTTGGCTAAAAGGTTCAACCGTTCAAAAAACCATTTTTATCCTACTTATCCTAATATCCTAATTTTTTCAAAAAAAAAGAGGGGATTTTTTTGGAATAATAAAATTGTTTGCAATTAATAGAATGGAAGCAATAATAGTAAAGCAAACTCTAACACAAGTAAAGATATTATGTCCTTATTGTTCTAAGATACATATTCACGGTAAAGTAAATAGTAATGAATATAGAACATCTCATTGTCATAAAGGTGATTATTTAATAAAAAAATCAATCAATCAAAGTTTATAGTAAATTCTTTATTAATAACTTTGAAAACAATTTCTTCTTTTACCTTTTTCTCTTTTTTGTATTTCTTCATACAAGTCTTACACCAATTAATTCTATTATCTGGATATGCTTTAGTATTAGAAGATTTATAATATGAATCTATTGGTAGATTCTTACTACATGATTTACATATTTTATTTAGATCAATCTCAACCATCTAATACTAAAGCCTAAATATTGTTTTATTTCTTTACTATTAGTATAGAGAACATGGAACACAATGAAGCATTAATTTCTACTTTTGAAGTTCTTATGAAAGTCCCACATTTTAAAGATAATCTACAACATTTAGTTCTTCCAGAATTTTTATATGAAAAATATAATCTTCCTAAACCTGAAATCCAAGATATGAAAACATATCTTAATAATACGATGAAGCATCAATTTATGCCCGGTTCTCAATTAGAAATCCGTAAGCCTGCTCCCGGAGGTGTTAGAGATATTTCTGGTATTAATGTAATCATAACTAGCGATATGAGTGGTAATACTAATATTGATTGGGAAGAACCATCCGATACATCAACCTTTAAGAAAGTTGTTAAACCAGATTATGATATTAGTGGTAATACAGAACATTGGGATAAAACAGATTATAACCATAGACAAAAATTAAATAAACAGAAAGAATGGTATGATAAAAATACTACAGATTATTTACAACAATATATTGATTTATCATTTCCCTCCTAAATGAACGTATAACGCTTTAATTTGTTTTTTGGCTCTAGATAATGGTATTGGGTCATTAGAATAATGATGCCCTTTCGTATCAACTACTATTCCTTTATTCTTACCCCATTTTTCAATTTTATAAGGCATATTTAGTTCTATACTCAATAATGAGATTCAATCAAAATATTTATTTCTTACTTCTGCTATATTCTTCTCTAAACTAGTGCTATTCCCCCATAATATCCAACGACTAAAAAATCCCGCAGTTAAAACACCGGAACGAGTCCAATCTTCTCTTTTTCTATGTCTATTGATATATCTTTCTCTTCGTTCTTCATCTTTATGATGTAAATAATCACTAGCACCTTTTAATCCAAACTTTATATGATGTTCCCTTTGATTATTATCAATAACTAAGGCAACATATTTATGAACTCCATCATTAGCGGAAGTAATAGATTTTAATTTCATCTATGCATGTCTTGGAATTAATTCTTTTACAGGCCCTCTTAAACCCCTTCTAGCAGCAGCCATAATTTCTGCTGGTAAGCCTTGTTTTCGTTGTATTTGTAATATTTGTTGTTGTGTGAGAGGTTTTAATGTTTCAACAGGTCTCCCTCTTCCTCTTGTTAATCCTTCTGAACTTCCAGTCATTCTACCGATTAATGCTTGTTGTTTGGCAGCTGCTGCCGCTTCTCGGCCTTTTGTAAAACCAATACCAGTAGATGAAGGGCCTTTAGCAACTCTAGGATATTCTGTTTCATATTCAACTTCTGACATTCTTGGTTTCTCATCACCCATAAGATGACCTCTAGACGCAACAGGACCAAAACGATTACCTTTTGCTCGTAAATATGACATATCAACTGCTTCAGGATAACGAACTGCCCCTTTTTCTGCTTGGACTAGATATGGTACTTGAACTTCACCAAATGCGTGAGCTGATTTACGAATAACAGAAGAGGGATTCTTAAACTTGCGTAATATATCAGCCTCTCTAGCTTTACTAATTGCCATGGCAATCTCTTCTTCACTATAACCCTCTTCTCGTAAAATCTCAACTTTGTCCCGTAATGCTTCAGATGATATATCATTAAAATATTCTTGGAGTTTCTCTTCTGAGTTATCTAGTTCCACTATCGGAGATAACCATTGATGAGGGGCAGAAGCGTAAGCGTGTTGTAAATCTAAAATACCAGCAGCCTCTAAAAAATCTTGTGGGAATTGATAGTCTTGTCCGTTTGTTTGATGTAAAGCCGAACGTCTATCCGCAGCATTGCCTTCCGTCAAATGACCCCATTGAGTCAATGCATAAACGCCAGGTGCTGGTCTGAAACGCTCATAAAAATTATCTCTTATATCTTTTGCTACAGAATCACTAACCCTTTTTTTAGTGCTTGTGAAATGTGAAACTTTTGATCCTTCCCAACCAGGATTTAAAAAATGGTCTGTAGATTCATTATTTACTTCCTTATTGATTTTAAACTCATAACCTCCTCCTGTAGAATAACCAGTTGGGAAATATCCGGGGCCTCCTTGAACTGTAGAATGTGTGGAAAGTCCTCCTTTCTGTGCCCTCATATACTTATTAATGCTTTAATATTTTATCTACTATCTTTTTAAAAGGGCATCCAATAAATCATAACCCGTTAAATTTCTAGATACTTGTCTTTCTTGTCTTGTGCTTTCTTGTTTTTGTTGTTGGCGTTCTTGTTTTATTTTAATAGGTGCCACATATTCCTCCTCTTCTTCAGATGCCTCAGCAATTTCTTTTTTAGGAGCCTTAACCTTTTTAACAACATTCTTTTCTACCACAGCAGGAGGAACAGGTCGTAGCATACCAGCAATATCATTTCTTAATGCTTGTAAATCATCTTTTGTAATATGCTCTATAATTTTAGGTGCTGGTGGTGGTGCGACAGGTGTCGGAGGAATATCAATAGAAATAGAATTGACTACAGCTTTCTTTTTTGTTTTTCGTTCTTTCTTTGTCTCTTCAACTGGTGGCGATTCGTCTTCAGAAGAAGAATCATCATTTTTTTTTACTAAAGCATTTTTCTTTTCTCGTCTCGCTTTTAACATAGCAAGAGTTGCTTTTTTTTGTGCTTCAGTTCGTTCTTTTTTTGGCTTCTCCATTCTATATTATATAATAAGATAATTATCCTATCTTCTGTAATGTAACGCCAGGATATAAAGTGAGCGTACATGCTGTAGAACCACTATAATATCCTTGAACTAATAAAGGACTTGCTATAGGAAGAACAAAGGTTACAGTAAATGTATTATCTATAGCAGAGTTAGTAGCATTCGTTAAAAAATACGATTTTGTAGAAGTTCCATAACCTGTAATGCCTGGTGATGTAGAGGCAAATACTCTTACTACAATAGAATCACCAGCAATACCAGCAGTTTCAATAGCTTGATATCTTAGACTAACTTGATATGTTCCAGGCTGAATAGTTCCAAAAGACATCATTGTAACTTGTGATCCATTAATCATATTATTAAGAACAGAAGTCGCCAAATATGTATTAGGGACAACATTAACAGTCGTATAAGTGTTTGTAATAAGAGTTCCAGTATTATCATATTGACTAACAGTCGTATAAACCGTATCATTCGCAATAGCATTAGCAGTTAAAACGGGATTACCTAATAAATAAGGAACTAAACTTCCACTTGTTGCCATATCTATTTAAGCACAACAGAAGATATTTGATTTAAAAGATTTTGATTCTGTTCTTGAACCATTTTAGATAAAATAGATATCTTATAATCTAATATCGTAGAAATACTACTTCTTAGATTACCATCCGTAGAATTATAATATTCTTGAGCCAGATTTTTAGATACCGATAGATTCAAATTAAAGTTAGGTTGTATGGTATTCATTCTACTTATTAAGTATCAAAAGCAAGACCACCAGAAGGAAAAAATCTTGCTAAACAAGTTCCTAATTGCAGCGAAGCAGTATAATTGTTAGCAGTAGGGTCATAATAAATAATATTGTAAGTTGTAACACCAGTAGAAACATAACAACCCGATTGTAATGTAGTGAATGTAGAAACTCCAGTCGTATTTATAATTGGTAAAGCAGACATACCATCTTGTTGGTTAAATGTAGATATAAATCTCCCTGGTGTGTAAAGAATAACACCATTACCAGTAGCAGAGGCTCCACCAGATGTTTTACTATATACTGCTTTTTGCTGGAGACCAAAATTACCAGTTCTTGGAAACTTAACATTAGAATATAATACATAGCCAAAATTATTAGGGCCATTAGAACCAGCACTAGAACCTGATATAGTAAAACTAGATTGGGGAACTCCAAATAATGTAGAATTGAAATTGACAGGTTTATTATTGACACTACTCAAAAATGTAATAGGAGCATTAAGCGTATTAGTAGAAATATATATACTAGATATATTAGATGCTGTGATATTATTAGCATTAGAAATAGAATTACCGCCTAAGTCAAAATTATTATTGACTATAATAGATTGTAAAGTTAGAGGATTATTATTACCAAGATTTCTAGTATATAAAGCAGAAGCAGTAACAATAGATGTTGATATTTGTGTTGTAGAAATGTTAGAACCAGTATAAGAATTGACATTACTAATAGAATGATTTCCAAGATTTACATTTGATACAAAGGTTATAGAATTACTATTATTTGGTTTAATATTATCTATATTTAAATATCCAGTAATAATAGCATCACCATCTATTTGAACTGCTCTATTAGAATAAGGTGCGATATAATCAACAGATAATCCTCCATCTGTAATAGCCACTTGACGATTACTATTGGGTCTAATATAATCAACGACTATATCATTAACATTTGAAATACCAACATAAGTCATATTAATAGGACTACCAAAAGATACAATACCAAGATTATTAGCAAAAATATAATCAGTATATATAGGAGAATCAAAATGTATTTGACTTATATCATTATTTACTCGTAAAAAACCATCTCCATCATTTGATAAATAAGAATTACCACCATTACCACTAATCGTTAAACTATATATATTTTGGATATAATTATTATTCATATCAATAGGATTATGAAAAGTAACTAAAGAATTACTATTAGCATAAATATTATCAACATTAATATTACTAACATTTTGTATATCATTATTATTAAATGTAGTAGTATTTCCAATAGATAATATACCTATATCAGCAAGTCCGTAAATAGGATTGAGACCTGGAAAGTTAAGATTGCTGATGCTAAGATTATTTACATCTATTATATTATTTGCTAATAGATTCACATCAGTATTAAATCCAATGTATGGATTACTATACGCAGTTAAGAAGTCTGTTTGTATTCCATTGCCAGGAAAAGCGACATAATCATTACCATTAGGAGTTATTAAATCAACTCTTATAGGAGAAAGAACAATACTATCATTACTAGCAGTGCCTATATTATCAACATAAAGATTAGCGAGATTACTAATATTATTATAACCACAATCTATACCAGAAGAACCAAGATTAGGCAATAAATAATTAGTATAAGTCTTTAATATATTAGAAATACTATATAGAGGATTTGTTCCAAATAAAGACATATCTCCTCCAACATATAAAGGTTGCGTGGTAGGATATATATTTTGAGTATATAAATAATTAACATTAGAAAGATTATATCCATTTATATCAACATTACTAATAGCAGGATAAAAAGACCAATCAGCAGCACCACCACCAACAATATTACCAGCAGATATAGTATTAACATAAATTGTATCCGTTATAAAACTACTCACCTTTGCTTCTAAAATACCAAACCCTTTTATAGTGCTATTATTAGTATCATAACCCGATAAATCAATTTGGAAAACAGAACTGCTAATATTTTGTATAAAGGATGTATCTTGAATGTATAGAGAACTTACAAAAGTAGAAAAATATAGTGGTGGAGGAATGATAGAAAGTTCTAAATATCTAATATTACTAGTAGAAGGATTAAAATAGAATCTAGATGGAATATTATCAGGTAATGTAGCAAACCCAATAAACATAACGGGATATTCTGGTGCTATATATAATGGATGACCGTTATCATTATAGAAATCACAATAACCTACATTTGAACCAGTTCCAAAATATATAAGAGTAGAATCTAAACTAAAATTGGTATTAGATAAAATACCGCCATAATATGTAGTGCCAGTAGCATCAAATACATTATAAGTAACACCATCAATAACAGTAGGTGTAGTATTATCAGCAGTAATAATACCAGTAGTTATAATAGATTCATAAACATCAATATTACTGGTAGAATAAGATAATGTTAAAGAACTGATACTTGCGGATGGATAATCTTGAACTATACCTTGATATGTATCATTAAAATTGTTAGATAAATTAAAATTATTAGATAATAATAAATTGGAAAGAGTAAGATTAGAAAAAATAATACCAGAACCGCTACAATTAATAAAATCATAATTATACATTTTACCTCTGGGATTTTGTGATGGAGAAATATTATCAGTATTTATAGTACAATTTCCAGGGCTTGTAGTGTTAATACAATTAATATTGGAAGTGTTAATTTCAACATAAGAACCACCAGCCAAAGATAAAGCACCACCAGCAGCAATACTAGCAGCACCTCCAGCAGCAGCATTAAAAGTAGCAACAGAATCTAAAGTAATATAAGTAGCAGCAACAACAGAAATACCAGTAGGTAAAACATCAATTCTTTGAGTATCAATACCAGCAATATTTAAAGCGCCAATATGAACTCCATGAACGATATTACCATAGCCAGGGAATAAAGTGGTTCCACCTTCAGCATATAAAGCATTAAACCCTGGCCCTAAAAGAGAACCATAAATAGCAACTCCACCTTGTCCGAATGTATTAGATACTACTACTGATGGCGTGGTTAGTTCAGTTAATATATCAGCTTTATTAGCACTAACTTTTCCGTTAGCTGCTACAACATTTCCATTAGCTGTAAAAAAATTTCCATTAGAAGTTTGAAAACTACCGTTAGAAAGTTCTATAGAACCATATAGCCCTTTAATACCTCCAACATCATCTAAAGCATTATTTTGAAAATTAATTCTTTGTATGGCTGGATATCTAGACCAATTAGAAACATTATCAGTTGTAGTAGAAGCATTAGAAAAATTAACTAAAACAGTAGAAAGATAATTACCATAAGAACCTCCAATAGAACTAACGATAATATTATTGGCATTAATAGAACTTACATTAAGATTAGCAGCACTAATATTTTTAACATTTAAAATATTTGTATTAGTAGAATAAGAATATAAATAACCAGAACTAATAAAGTTGGTTTCTACACTATTAGTTAATATAGTATTGCCATTAAATAAAGTATTGTTAATAATTTGACTTGTAATAACTCCAGAACTAATAAAATTAGCATTTACACTTTTTGTAAAAGAAGAAGCATTAGAAATAATATTATTAGAAATTAAATTAGCATTAAGATTACTTGTAGTAGTAGTATGGATATTATATAAATTAAAATTATTAATATTAACATCACTAATTGCCTCATATTCAGACCATAAATTCGTATCACCAGTAATAGTAGAACCAAATAAAGTAGAAAATAAAGTTATAAAAACACTATTTGTAGAAATAAGCTGAGAAGAAGAAATATATCCTATAGTTCCTAATCCATTAATAGACGATATTAATTGATTACTATTTACATTATTATTGTTAGTATTGTTAGGCCATTTAGAAATGCCTATGTTATTATTCCAACTACTCATCTATATCTAATCAATATAAGATAAAGCAATTTCAATATTTACAGTTGTATTATCATTTAAATAAAAAGGTTGATCGTTGTCATCTCTCATTTCAACCGTAATATTATATATGGTATCGGGAGTATTTAATAAATAATTGATAGTAAGAGCGACATACTGAGAAATAACTAACTGCCCTGCTGTAATGGGAGCAACAGATAAAAGATTATGTCTATTATTAGATGTAACGGAAGAACCGAGACATAAATTAGAATATAAATAAACACATTGTGTATATACTAAATCTGGGAATGAGTCTGGAGGGATAGCAGTGTTAGCAGCATAAGTAAAATTACCTATATTAGCACATAAAGTGATAATAGGAGGTGATCCACCTTGAAAATTAATTGCTTGACCTGATAAAGAATAACCAACACGAAGATTTAATGTTTGTTGTGGAACATAAGGTTGTTGTATAGATCCACCACCAAAAAGAGGGCAAATAATATTAGCAGCAGCAGCAGCAATATTAGGGTCATTATATCCCGCAATAGCATAATATTTACCAGACGTTAAACCGGTCATAGATATTTGATTAGTTAAAGAGTTAAAACTAAAGCTAATATCACCAGCAATCCATGTAGGATTATTACTTGCGTATTCACCTCCAGAAGCAGCAGCAACATTTAAAGCATTAACCAAATCTTGAGGATTAGAAAAATATCTATTTTGTGAATATGTAGTATATCCTCCATTTGCGTTAGTCCAAACGGGATTAGCAGGGTATAATCTAACATTGTGTAAATATGTTGATGAAGGCACAGTAGTAGAAGTAGGTAACTGATAATACCAAAAAACACACATATAGTTAGGAATAGTAACGCCAGTAGCGGAAGCATTAGGGATAGTGCATCTTAAAAGCTGTGCTTTTCTACAACCTAAAATAGGAGTTTTATAATTAACTGTAAATTGACTATAAGCACCATTAGTAGGAGTAGTAGTGTCATCTTCACTAGAAATAAATAATCTTGTGGGTTGATTCACAAAAGATTTAACGCCAGGATAAGCCATCTATATTTATACATTATAATCAAATCCAATTTCTAAAGAAATATTTTCAGTATTAGGAAATAAAAAAGGTTCTCCAAAATCAGTCTTAAATATAAATGTCAATTCGTATATTTCATTTGGTATTTTAGATAAAGGATAGCGTTGAGTATTTGTAAAATAAGAAACTCCTAAAGGTGTCGTATTCAATGGAACAGATAATAAGAAATTGGGAGTTCCTCCAGATTCAGAACTATAAGCACTTCCGCCCGTAAGCGTACAATATATATTTACATTTTGACTATATACTAAATTACCATAAGATTCAGCAGTATAGATATTAATATTATATAATAAAGATGTATTAAAAAGATAGTTAGGCATAGGTCTTAAATGATTAATAAAATCTATTTCAGTAGCATTAATATTAGACCAAGCATATCCAAGACGATTATTTAAACTTCTATTAATTGTATAAGGTTGTCCTACTACTCCTTGAAGATTAAATTCACCTGTTGTTAAAGATAAAAGATTTTTTGACGCAGTGATAACGTTAGGGTCATTTGCTCCAGCAAGTAAATAATAATATGCGGGTTGTCCTGAAACTAATTGAAACCATGCGGAAGGATAAGCAGATGGAGATTGATTGGTAGAAATAACATTGACATAATTATTACCTAAATAAGAAACTATTTGATTTACTTGATAAGTAATACTAGCATTATAAGCGGCAGGAGTATAAACATTATTAAAAACAACACTAAATTTATTAGTATTGGAATCAAATGAAAAAGAAATATCATTAGGAATAATATAAATATTAGGATCTCCAGAATATGAAGCACAAGCGAGATTTAAATCAATTAATAAATCTTGATAAGAATTATAATAACGATTTATAGGCATAGAGCAAACAGAACTAACAACATCTTTAGGATAATAAGATGGTAGAATTCTAACACAATGTAAATAACTGATATCTGGAATTAATGGAGCACGAATAGCATAACCATTTTCTATTTGTGTAGGAAGTCTATAATACCATAAAACCAATTCTTGATTAGGGATATTGGTAGTAATAATAGGAATAGTAGTTTTAGTTAAATCTAAAGATTTAGCTGCTAAAACTGGATTACGCAAATTAACTTTAAAAGAATTAAAAAAACCATTAGTTGCTCCAGTTGCTAAGGTTGTGGAATTATCATCTTTAGAATTAAAATTGATTCTTTCAGGCATAAAAATAGCAGAACGAATATTCTCCAGATTCTTATAATTCTCAATAGTAAATTCACCCATAATAAGTTTTTTTAATTCATTAGCCATCTAATATTCTCTTTTTTTGATTTCTTCTATTTTCTGAATGAGTAGCCCAACGCAAATTAGAAAGATTATTATTAAAAATATTATTATCAATATGATCTACACAAGGTTTTTTATCAGGATTATCTAAATATGTTAAAGCAACTAAACGATGAATGGCATATTTTTTTTTATTTAAATTAATTCTGTAATATGTGCCGTAAGATGAAAAAGGCTTTAATTGTCTTTTATGTTTATTAAAAATGTTTCCACTCATATCGCAAAAAAAATTTCCAGAAATATCAGGGATTGATTTTAACATCTAAATATAATATAGAATGAAAGTATTTGTGTTACATTATTCTTTTTTAACCGAAAGAAAATCATTTATGTTAAAACAATTCAAAGACCATAATATTACAGATTATGACTTTATAGAACTATATGATGTTAAAGATATAGAAGAAATATATAAAAAAAGATTTGATAAAATATCTCTTGGTAGTGCTTCATTATCTCTAAAACATTATAATGCTTACGAGCGAATCGCTACAGATAAAGAATATGATGAAGCATTAATTTTAGAAGATGATGCTATATTATGCGATGGTTTTATGGATAAATTAAAATTGTATTTAACACAAGTTCCTAAAGATTATGATATGGTATTTTTAGGCGATGGGTGTAATTTACATATACCAAAAGAATATCAAACAGATAATTTATATGTATATAGAAAAGGTTTAGAGCCTACTATATGGGGCGGGGAAGGATGTAGTAGATGTACTGATAGTTATATAGTATCAAAGAAATGTGCTAAGAAATTAACATATTTATTAAATAAAATGGAAGAAAAAATAAGAGATCCAAATGATTTCTTTTTAAATGTATTAGCAAGATGGGCTAAATTAAATGTTTATTGGGTAGAACCTACTATAGTTACTCAAGGTAGTATGAGTGGTTTATTTACTCAATCATATAAATATTAAAGTGATGGGGGGAGGGTGTCAAAAAAAAGACCCTCCCTCTCCTAGATGTTATAAATTCTCTAAGCACCAACAATCTTAAGAGCGCCGTTCTTGAGATGTAAATACTTTGTGGCTAAGAGTGAAACTGTAGGAGTTAAACCAGTTGAAGACACAGCGTTAAAGTTATTGCGTATTACTGTCACGATTTGAGCGCCGCTCTGTCCGAGAATAGACACACCATCAGCGTCAAGGGTCTCGCCACCCTTAAAGTTATCAAAGTTATAGGCTAATACGAATTTATCGTTGTATGCTAACTGACCGGTATTACCAACAGCTGGGGCGTATATACTTCCAGCAGTTGCGGAAGGTGTAAGACCTGCGCCAGTGCCAGAATATGTAGTTGATAGACCATAAGTGTTCCAGTTAATTACGCCATCATACACATTAAGAGGTTCAGAATTATTAAAAGAGCCTACTGTCATCCAGAACGCACGTCCTAAACTGTTAGCAGGTTGGCTGGGAAAATATAAACTTCCAATTCTCCACTGGACCTGTTGGAAAAGAGCATTGGGGAAGCAAGACACGGATGGATATGTGAAAGATGTAAGAGCATCAGTAGGGCACGCTGTTACGACTATCTTACGTAAATTATTTGTGGCTCGAGATGTAATAATGGACTGGTCGCCATTTGCTGAAGAGATGGCCTGGCCCTGACTACACACGGTTGTTTCTACTGGAATTACTAAGCCAGGTTCATTTTCATCTTGGCATATCATATTAAGCATCTGACCGTATAAGTAATTTGGTGTAACGAGATCGGCTTCAATATAAATATCAGTTAATGAATATGAAGGTGAGCCAGATGAGCTAGGCTGGAACATAGCTTCAGAAGCTCCAGCTAATGTTAATTGTAAAACCATTTCTCCCATTTGCGATAATGGTAAATACTGGTTGGTGCGGAAAACACCAGATAAGAGACCCATAGGAACGGCAACGGACATACCATTTTGGTATCCGGAACCTGTTGGGATAGTTGTATTGTAATAACGAGTAGCGGCGTTAGTAACCTCAGAAGTTACATCGCCATTAATACGAGAATACGCACCAATTGTTGATGCGGCAGATGCTGGCAAGTTACTTGTAGGAACTGTAACATACGCAGAAGTAGATGAACCTAATTCTGCATTATCTTTCCAATAACCAGCGAAAGACCCAGCGGATTCAATCCAAGATTTAGAAGCACCCGCATACACTAAAGCATTAGCGGTACGATTGCACAGATCTAAATCTTCTAAGAGAGAACCATTAAAGGTCACTTGCACACGACGGCACCAAGCGGGACCATCATCTAAAGCTGCGTTAGCAGCACCAGTAGTTTGGATATTAGCTGAAAAGACGACGGATTGAGCGTCTAGTAAGCAAGTGGAATCGGCAAGCACGAATTGCATGATGTTGCCAGGATTGGCAGTGGTACCCGTTTGCGTCGGGTTGTTTATACTTTCATATAAACCCGGACTATACCTTCTGGAATCATTTATGGTTGCTAATCATATCATCCACTCTACTGGTAGTCTCTGAGACATAAACCATATTCTAGCATAACGAACTTAGGTTTAGTCTGCGGATTATCCAATTCTTTGAGTTATTACTGAGAAGCGACATTACCGCTGTTCTTCTTAATTGTTTCCAAATAAGAATAGTATCAAAGACTCTAAGGAACTTCCCGCATATCGTAGATAAGCTTATCTTTATTGAGATAAACAAGACCCATTATGTTAAGCCTGAAAACGCACACGTCTTCGTCCAGTTAATATACTGCTTTTGGTAAGTCCCTCAATTTTTGTCTTTCCTGGAACAACTTCAGTAAGAGGCATACCAGCGAAATGTGCATTGACAACTCCACTCATCGTATATATACTTTAACATAATATCAAAAAATTGATTTTACAAAAAATAATATTTATAATATAAAATGGAAATCTGGAAAGAAATAAAAGATTATCCCAATTATGAAATATCATCTTTTGGAAATTGCCGTAATATTAAAACAAATAAGATATTAAAACCGAGATATGATAAATATGGTTATGTAAAATATATGTTATATAATAATAATATTCCAAAACAAAATTTCGCACATAGACTTGTAGGTATTGCCTTTATTCCAAATCCTGAAAATAAACCACAGATAGACCATATTATAAGAAATGAAAAGGCTAATAATAATATTATTAATCTTCGCTGGGCTACTGTCATTGAAAATAGTCTTAATCGTAAAAAAGGTATATTAAATGAAAAATATATTTATACGACTCGTAATAATAAATATATGGTTCTTATAAGAAAAAATAATGAAAATAATTTAGAATATAATAAAGTATTTGAAACATTTGAAGAAGCCAAAAATATTAGAGATTCATTTATCTAAAGCGTGTATTCTTCGTTCTGCTCGTTTTTCATCATCTGCTTTTGTATTTTTCTTTTTACCGGAAGCATAAGAAATAAGTTCATGTAATCCTAATCCGGAAGCTTGTTTCATTTGATTGAATGCGTCAGGGTTTGCCATAGGACTTAAGTTAGGGTTATTCATAAGTTTAGCAAATCCGAGTTGAAAATTACCTTTTGTCTGGCTTATTATCTTTCTCTTTCTCATCTTTATCTATAATGAGTTGTTTTTTATTTTTATTAAATACAACACTATTAGCCATACAAGACGGAGGAGGTAATAATTTTACAAACCCTTCCGTATATCTTTCTTGTTCTGGTTTTTTATAGTTAATCATCATAAAGTTATGTGGTTTCTGAAAGATTTTAAGCATATGATCCATTAGCTCATCTTTTTGATAAAAGCCTTGATGTTCTTCAATAATCTTATCTAAATCATTTCTAGCCAAAGCATAACAAATATAATAATTAATATTATTTCGTAAAGCAACATTACATAAACCATTAGATTTATAAACTTGACTACAAATAATGAGATGCATATTTAATTCGTGTCTTGATGTTAAAGCAATTCTTTGAATTAAAGGAGCTTTGCCTTTGTAAGGTTTTAAAATATTCTCACCAACAAAGTCATCAAATACAATACAAATATTTCTCGGAGTCTTACCTTTTTCTATTTTTTCCATTTGATGTTTTTTTAGATCTTCAATATATTCTTCAAAATCATCTTGATTGAATTCGTGAAGAATAACTTTATTTTTACATTTGATACCTTCAAACGCACTAACCGAATCTTGGGTTCCTAAATAAATAATAATTTCATCAAAAACAGATTTACCAGATGGAGTAACATAACCATCGTGTAATAATGTATATAAGCAACTAGATTTACCAGCACCGCATCTACCTAAAAGCATTATATTAGACGGAATCTGTGGAAGAGTCTTTCTGTATTTCATCGATAAGATTTTCTTGTCTGGGGGTCGTAATTCCGATGGTATCACTTGTATCTTTATTTCCTTCTCTGTCATTTACTACTATAGAAACATTATTATTATCTGTATTAATATCTGCCATACATTCGGAATGTATATGTTTTTTACATAATAGTTTAAGAATCTTATAAATGATAGTAAAGCCAATAACAATACTTCCGGATATTGTTCCTACTAAGATAGGTTGTGATTCCATCTAATAAATAGATGGGACAATCTCCATTAGCGTATAAAAGATTATATATGATACGAACAATGCGTTTAAGAAGATTGCGACGAAATTATACTTGTTTCTTTTAGATGGCGTCATGGATTCGTAATGTAAGTTTTATAAAATTATTTAATAAGATTCATATTAAAATCCCAATAGATGATATTGATGATTTTAAGATAATGAGAATAACAAAACGAAATGATAATTTAAATATAATTTTAATTACTAAGCGACCAATCTATCCATGTGGTGTTGATGAGGATTTGCGAAAGGGGAGATATCATGAGCGGATAAAGAAGGAAGTTTAGGAATAAGGAAAGCATCAATCTTTTCAAAGAATCCTCTAGGTTTTTCATCAATTCTTATATTAGACGCATATTTACCGTGTAGATTGTATAAAGGGTCTTTTCTATTATAATGTCTTTCATTGCCTTTATTATGTAAATATTTAGGTTCTACAGCCGGATTAAATGTGATTGATTTATCAAATACTTTTTGGTTCTGGAATTCATCAACAATAGCACCACCTAAGGAATGTCCGGTTCCAAATGTTTTAAATCCTTTATCATTTCTATGTTTATTAACAAATTCTAAATCTCTCTTATATCTTTTAGTATTGGTAAGTCTATTAGTACCAGAAGGAACCCAAGCTTTAACATCTTCAAAATTGGCAGTTCCTCTAAACGCATAAACTCTTTCATCGCCTTTTTGATATAGTTTAACAGTTTTAGAAGAATCTACAACTTTCCATCCATCAATATCTTTATTATCAGGAAAATAGGCTTCTTTAGCCATTTTGGCGGCAGTTCGTTTATCAATCATATTATATACTTAAATATTATTTTTGTAAAAGATATTTAAAACACCGCTTAAGTATTAAGAAGAATATCTACTGATAATATAGAAAATGTCTCATACATATATATTAACTAATGATTTTGAACTTATGAGAGATACATACGACGCAACTTTATTTGAAGGAACAAATCATCCTTATTATTATAAACAGATAGGATTATTTAAAAAACAATTTAAATTATATAAAATTAAGCAACAAATAAAAAGTATTGAAAAAGAAATAAAAAAATTACAAGATTGTAATATAACATATAATAAACAAATTAATGATACAGAATTAAATCATTTGAAATATAAAGAAATAAAATCAGATTATACAAGAACAATGACTATAAAATATGATGAAGAAGGTCCTTATGAATTATGGAGTCCAATAAAATTCTCTAGTCCTTGTAATGCTAAAACATGTTGTTGTAAATCATCTATAACAAACTATAGAAATAAAATTGAAAAAAATAATAACAAAATTGATAAACTTACAAATGAATTATATATATTAAACAAAATGGGGGGGGTATCCTATTTTTCACCCACCCCCCCCATCCTAAAATATAAAATGTAAAAAAGAATAAGGATTTATAAAGGGTTTTATGAAGGGTTTTATGAAGGGTTTTATGAACGGCTTCGCCGTCTGCGAGCGAAGCGAGCCTTGACACTATTACCATCATCAAAAATACTTTTATTATATATATACGACCTTCTTATA